ACAACAGTTCTATCCCATGACTTTTCTAATATTATATCTAAGGTAATGCCTAGTGTTTGTCGAGTTGAGATGTCAGCAGGGATATTAGTAATTGATAGTAATGGCCCTAGTGTTGAGACAAATCCTTTTGATGATTTTTTAACCCCATTGCCTAAATCTATTCCACAACAGACTCCAGGCGGTATGGGAAGTTGTTTTGTTGTTTCAGTAAACGATTCCAAATATCTTATTACCAACGAGCACGTTGCCTCTCCCAAGGATGGTCAAAATACTGCTCTTAATATTAGTTTTTATAACGATCCAAAAAGACATTCTGCTAAAGTTGTTGGCACTGACAAAATTAGTGACATTGCCGTTTTAGAAATGACTACTACTTTAGGTCAGAGAAAACTAAAATCTGTTCCTGCATTGTCTTGGGCTGACAGCGACAAGGCTGTGCCAGGACAAGAAATTTTTGCTATTGGTCATCCAATGGGACAAGAATGGACAGTAACACAGGGCATTATTAGTGCTACAAAGAAACGTTCATTGAATACTTGGCAAGAAGTTATACAGTCTGACGTTAGTATTAACCAAGGCAATAGTGGCGGGCCTATGTTTAATACAAAAGGAAAGGTTGTTGGAGTAAATGCGTTTATATTTGCTGCCAATGGCGGCGGAAGTATTGGTATTAATTTTAGTGTTACGAGTAACGGTGCGGCTGGAATAGTTAAAGAACTAATTTCAACTGGAAAAATACGTAGAGGGAAAATTGGATTGTCGTTTGGAATAGATCCTGACCTCGGTCGAGTAGTAATTAAAGCTATAGAACAAAATGGTCCCATGGATAAAGCTGGGTTCAAGGCTGGTGATATATTAACAAGAATTAACGGGGTTGATATTGTGTTTCCTAGACACATAGGAAAAAGTATGGATGGCGTCAAACCTAATGAAGATATAGATATTCAAGTATTGCGCGATAGAGTAATAGTATTAAACTCAGTGACTACCAGTGAATATACATACATGCCACCAAATTAATGTAGGCTTACCCAAGCACCGCCAGCATAGGCTTGCAGTTTGCTAAGTGTAGAATTATAAATAATCATTCCATTTATCGCTGTTAAAGAGTTGCGTTGGGTAGTTGTAAGGCTTTGAGCAACTATTGGTGCTGAAACCTTAAAATTACCAGTGGGATCTATCGTTAAGTCTCCGGTTATTCGTTCTGTTTTGCTCATAAGTTAATCCATTAAACTGTGTTTCATATATTTAGCATAAATTTAAAGCCTTTAAGATCCATTGCTTCAAAATTAGGCAATGTTAACCAGTAGGCAGGGGTATACTCAAGTAGTGGATTAACATGTATAAATCTTTGATTTTTATACTTTTCAGCAATTTCATATATCTGATTTATCCAATTATCTGAATTAGTTGTTAATGCATCAGAAGGTGCATAATGCGCAGTACCAGAATATATGTTGTTGATTAACTTGGTTTCACTAGCTAAGTCAAATCCAATTAAGAATATATACGGGATCTCTTCTGCGGCTGCAAGTGCTATTGCATTTGGTCCACTGCTAAACCCAGTATATTCGGGCATTAATGCTCTAGCACCGCTTCCACGTATAATATTACTTTCTCTAGTATAATGCAAGTTATTCTCTGAATATCCTGACTCTTGTATCTCACGTGCCATAGCGGCATCAGTACTTACTAATACATCTGGCGTAAATTCATTATATATTCGATTACAAGCATATACACGCCCGCATGCAGACAATTCACCAGGAGTTACATCTAACCTAGTTTTTCCGTTACCTAATATAAATGCAAATTCAGACATAATCTTATAAAATATTATTTATTTTGTTTATAACAGTGTTTAGATTTATTTCTGTAAACGTAGATAGTATGTTACGCAAGTGATCACGATTTGCAATAAGTCTTAGTAAATTAGTATTCCATAGATTATACACTGTATCATATTCATTAAGCAATATCGCATTGTCTCGTATAGCTTGGTGTATACGCATTGTAGGGTCAGTAACAATATCATAACTATGATTAACAGTATCTCTAAACATGTCAAATCCTAGACTTTCTAAGAACTCTACTGTTCCTGCGGAACTACACATAATAGGAAAATGCAAAGCATGAACACTATTTGCAAACTTCTCTGTTATAAACACTGGCGCTGGATTTCCTGTTTCCTCGTCCGCAATAGACGTTTCATTAACTACTTCTACCATTATAGTAGAATAAAGGCTACGTAGATAATGATCAAAATTCAGTGCGTTGTTACAATGTCCTAACTTATTATAAGTATTCCATCTAAAGAACTGACTACCCCACCAGGGCTGACTAAGCAATTGTTTATAAGTTGGTTCAAGTTTTATATCGGGCGGAGTAGGCCAATAACATCCATTTTTTACTAGCATTGATAATGTATTAAACTCTTGAGCCAAGTGTGTTTTAATTCTCATCTCGCCTCGTTCTAAATTACCATAGTGCATAAGACATGCCGCTGTATATACCCTACTGTGTCTAGGACCAAGTGTTAAAGATATCCAATGATTACTATTTTCGTTAGGAGATTTATCAATATCATCTAATTGCAAATATTGATCAGCTTGTAGCATAAATTCTGATCCCCACCATATAACTTCAATGGATGGATGATTAAACGCATTTGGCTCAGTGCCTATCCACCAAAGTTTAGCATTACATGATTCCATTTCATTAATAATACGTTGCCTAGTTTTATAATGTGTTAGATCCAAACTGAATATAACTGTTAAGGAATCTTTAAAAAATAATATATCCTTATTTCCGTCTATATCATTGCCACTATGGTTATAGTAAAATATATGTTTAGTAGGCAAGTGAGGAATTATATTTTTTAGTATTTCATAGAAATCCTCGTCCCACGGGCGTCTAGCGGATATTTGCATAATAATACTTATTAGTCAACAAAAAGGGTGGGAAAATTAATCCCCACCCTATAATGCCTTAACAAATATCAGATATTAGCTAAATGTAATATTTGACATTGCAACTTCGCCCAAGTAATCACCGGCGTTACCAAGAGATGACGCTGTGTTGGATAGCTCTACATAACCATAACGTGTCATGAAGCTAACTACTGGCTCGAAAGTCGACGGATCAAGTACTGTTCCACTGCTCATTAGTGGGATGTAAGGGCAATAGAATGCCGCTGCATCAGTTTCGCTTGAACCTTTGTAACCAACTAGTACTGCTGTTGAATCAGCAGCGTATGAATCTACATAAATCTTCATAGCGCCATTGAGTGTACCAACGAACTTAGTGTTTGTTGGTGCTTCAAAAGTACCTTCTGTTGTACGTGCAAATGCGCTAGTTGAAGCGGACTGAAGAACTGTAAGTGCCTCAGGGCTAACAACTGACCAGTTACCAGCGCCACGACGTGTGCGCTGAGCAATTTTATTTGCTGTACGGTTAATTAACACTGAAAGTGCTGCATGCTCATCACCAACATAAGTCGCTGTACCAGACACTGTTGCCTGGTTGAAAGTTTCTTCTGTTGCTGCTAGTGAACGAAGTGAACCAAGAACCTCTTGATCGATTTCAGCAGTAATCTCTTGTGCCAAAGCGGCCATGATTTCTGCTTCAACATCGATACCGTGCATAGACTGTGCGTCTTGAGCGGCTTCAAATGTCCAACGAGCTTGTAGCTTACGTGTTTTTGCTTCAACAGGTTGCTTGAGGATTTGGATGGAAATTTTCTTTCCTCCGCCGCCTTCTTTTCCTGCTGTGGTTTCAGCTTTACCAGTAGTTAAACTACCGGAATATGCTGTAGCAATTTTAAATGGGCTAAGTGCTTCATCACCTGCTAGTACGTCTGTATCAAACGGCGAACTCGCTGTGGAGTCTGCTGCTTCTGCATAACGAACACGTAGTGTGTGAATCTGGCTAACTGGGCCCTGCATTGGTTGAACACCAACAATTTCGTTGGCGATAACTGTTGGCATAACACGACGGATAACAGGTAAAATAACTCTGTTTAGTGTTGCCATGTTACCAGAAGTTGTAGCACCGGATGTTGCTGCTTCTGATAGGTAGCTGCGTGTGTTTTCTAAAACAACGCTCATTGCGCTGCGGCGGTTGCCTTCTAGACCTTCTAGAAGAGCATCTTTTGTTGCGCCCCAACGGCCTTCTAATAGTACGTCTGACATTTTATTGTCTCCTAGATACGTTTATTTTAAGCCTGCCAATTTACGAAGTTCAATAACATTAGTGTCATCGGACTTAGTACTTTGGTGTTTTACTTCTTTGTCACCTGTAACTACTTTACGACTTTCTGCAACCATTTGCTTTTCAGCTTTTGGGGCAGCTTTGCCGTCTAGTACTACTGGAAGATAACGATTGTATGCAGCTTGTAGTTTGCTGGTTTGAACGCTCTCTAGAAGGTCGCGCATTACTGCGCCTTTGTCTTTATTGAGTGGCTTTAACAAATTGTTCATGACTTCTTTGCGTTGTGTTGTTTCAGTAATCATGTTAATTTCTTTTACCTTGCTCTCAACAAGTTGATCTTTCTTTACAATTGCAACTTGTGCTTCGGTTAGTTCAGCATCTTTTGACTCCAACGACTTTTTAAGGTCTTTG